AGCTAGACCAACTTTGTTGCCAACTTCCAAGTGGTGATCATATGTGAGTTCAGCGAGAATCACATTCGATCCAGATGTTGTCGACAGCGCGGTGAGCGGGATTGAAGTCGCAGGAGCAGTTGCTGACAATTTGACGTTAGCGTTCACGCCTGTATCAAAGTCAGCACGGTACAGTTTGAACTTGACATCCTCGTATTGCTCAGCAGTCCATGTCATGTTGTTCTGTGATTTGAACAAGGATCCAAGCAATGGTTGTTCAAACACAATGCGGTCTGTTTCAAAAGAACGTTCACCCATAGTGCAAGTGAATGCGTAGTAGCTTGTGCAATTGGAAAGGATAACGAAACAGAAATCCTTATCTTCTTCAAGATAGATTGGGTTCTTGAAAGTGAATGTTGTTGCTGCGGATGCGTCATCTGAAATGTTCACAAACTCAGGAGACAATGTGACTCTTGCGTTTGGTGTGATCATCTTTGGACCAGGATATCCGTTAACCATCTCACGCAGTTCTACCCATACAGGAAGTGTCTCATCCTTGGAATAGAAATAGGTTTCAAGTTTCGTAACAAAGCAACCGCCCTTAATACCATAGGTGAAGAAGGATTGTGCTAGCGGATCGTTGACACGCTCTTTCGTTTCCAGCAAGGTGATGTTGATGGTGTTTTGGTAAAGTCTCTTAACACCAGTCGAAGCAAATTCAGCATCTGCATATCCATACAAAGAGCCGTTGATTGGCTCTTCCAAGTAATTAGGATTCTCTGTTAGGCGGAATGTCTTCTTACCAGTTCTGAATGTCATAGCAGGAATACTGATAACACCTTTGATTTGGCCAAACTCGTCAGCAATGATTCGGCCACCCACAATACCAACGTCTGGGCCATGACCCGGAGTTACCAAAGTGTTAACTGGAATGCCATCAAATAGCGCGTACATTCTAGCACGCGGCTTGCAATCAACCGCCTCAAAGGTGATATCGAGAGGCCGCATGTAAGACAGCGACTCCTCACTAATCAGTGCTGTTTGTGTGTTGATTGATTGTGTTGCCATCTTATTTGCTTGAGTTAATTAGGGCCTGTTCGCCAATTTTCTTTGAGTGGTGAGCCCAGTATGCTGCGTCCTTTGCCAACACGTTTGTCGATATTGTTACCGCTGGTGTTTGGATAGGCTTGTTCGTTCCTGGGGCGTTCACTGTTGTGGTTGCTGTAACGGTTTCGACGATACTTGCAATACGACCATCATGGATTGGGTGCTTACCATCGTTCAGGGTTCGTGTTACAGTAACCACTCTGCTTACGGTATTTATGATGTCTGGTAGATTTTCTGTCTCAACCCAGCTGTCAACCGCAGGCGACAATGTCATGTTACCAACCCACGAAATAACCAAGAACGGGTTGACGTTGGTGATTTTCGTTGAATATGGTTGAACCACAAATTCAACATCCGTGTATGGAAGTGTGACCACATCACCGGTTCGTCTGAAGTTAGTAGACGTTGCCGATTCAAAGTTCCACTCAGTCGATACCCACTCCTTAGCAGGCTTCAACACAGCGTCTTCGTATTCAGCAGCAAACTGTGCATTGTGGAAATCTGAAATCAAGTTGGCATCGGAGAAGTTGTCAACCAAGATACCCATCTTAAATCTGTCAAGACCTGTCACTGGATCCACGATACTCATCTTAGCAGCATCTGATTCAAGAGCAGTCACGGTTACAAACTCTTCCAAGTTGTCGAGTCTAGCTGCCAAGTCGTTGATATCGCGCATTGTGTAGCGCTGCACTCTCTCACGGCGCATACGAATGGCGCGGATATTAGACGTCCAGGCCGGCACATCGTAAGATCCAAGTACCAACATGTCATCTGGTGTCTTTGGGTACTCTGGGATTTCCTCAGGAATACCTTGGATGTGAACCACATCGCCCGAGATGTTGATGCCGTAGACGTCGATACGACCCACGTAGTAATCAACAGATGCAGTGATTCTGGATTCGTTGATCAGCGCATCACCAACAAACCCGATGATTTTTCTGAAATCGTAGCATGACTTTAGATCATAGAACTTGGAGCTGGACTGCGAGTAGTAGGATGGCACGTTGGCAATGAAATCCAAATCAAGTGGGTTAGCGATACCACTGTTTCTGTACGAATCAACAGTAAAGTAATCACCCGACGTCGAGTGGTCGAAATACTGATATGTGATTGTCAACGTACCACCTGGAACTGTGGATGCATTCAGAGTGATTTGACCATAGTCGTAGAAGTAATTTCTTTGACCATCATCCAGTGTGAATTTGCCAGTTACATCGCCATCAAGCGACGAGATAACGGAAACCAATTTGTAAATGTCTGCTCTAGCCAGTGTGTGGAATTTGGTGGTTGTTCCAGACAAAGTAATTGCCGACTCTACTTCAGTCATGAGTGTTTTGGTCTTCTCACCTGCAGCAGTTTTCGTCACCACTGCTTGGATGTAAATGGTCGAGCTAGCAGGGCCACCGGTAAGCAACAAGGTTGTTCCGGTGGATGTTAGATCAAACAAGTTCAAGCTCACAAGACCGCCGGTCCACGCAGCCACCAAGTTTCCTTGGGTGATTGAGTCAATACGGCCCACGTCAATGTTAACGGAACCGTCGCCGCTTGCGTCAGTTACAATTGTTAGATACTTGTAAACACGATACACGATATCCACTGCATCACTGGTGTTTCTGATTCTAGCCAATGGCGACATTGGAATAGGAATGATTGGAGCATCCAAATCACCGCGCGTCGTTAGAGTTTGTTTGTCTCTCACTACACCACTTGCTGCAGATGTTCCGCCGACAATGTTGTCACCAATCTTAGGTGTTGCTGTTCCAGCCAAATGCTTGAATGTGTAAACTGTGGAGGACAGGATATTGTGGTAAGCAACCGTTGCAGATCTTGTACCAAATGTAACAAGTTCGTTAACTGTGAATTGACCAGTTGCATTAGGCACTGACAGCTTTTGCAGCACAGTTGCGGATCCGCCTGTACCGAATCTAATACCGCCCACATCTTCAAATGTGTATGAACCTGTGAAGGCCATGTCATAGATGTACAAAGAGTAGATGCCTTGGCCTTCTTTGTACTCGATTGCATACGACTTAGCCGATCCAACGTTGATTGCCGAACCTTCCAATGGGTCATTGTCGTTGTAAAACAACACCTGCTCATGCATCAATGTGTTAGGAAGCTTGATCAAATTGGTAATGAACACCACTTGTCCAAAGGATGGGACAACCCCAGCTTCTTTGTTCTTGATGTGGTTGGCTGTTCTGGCCTTAGGCAATTCGAGTTGTGTCGTTGCGATTGTTTCTTTCTCGAATCCGCGGATGTATGCTTTACCAGGAGTCAGTTGGAGAACGAACTTGTTTCTATCCCCGTATGGAGGGAAGAACACTCCGTAGGTCTTTTCTTCTCTTGCGTGTTCAAGCAGAGTTGGTTCCAAGCCTTCAACAAGGTAGTCACCCGATTCGTCGTATGTTCTACGAGCCAAGCTCTTTTCGAGTTCCGAATACTTTGGAGTCTTGGAGTGGAACACAAGGATACCATTCTCAAAGCGCATGATTTCAACGAAGTCATCGCCGATGTTTGCACCCTTTGGAAGGGTTACGAGTTTCAATTCGTATTTGAGTCTATCAGCACCAGGTGCAGCGTAGTTCGGTTCACCCTGAGCAGGATCCAACAATGACTGATCATCATCAGCAGTCACAATAGATTCAATGATTTGTAGCAACACATGCGCAGAAGGCACGTTGCTATATTTAGAAATAACAACAGATTGCTTGGTAACTTGGACGAACGCACCATTCACATAGTACACGCCATCGTTGACAAATGCGATTGCGCATGGATTGAATGGTGTATCTGTACCGATCAGAGCACGAATCGAAATGTTGCTCTTTACATACAGTTCTTCACCCTCTTCGAATCCAGAAACACCAGTGGTTCCAGCGGCAATGTAATCCAAGATGATTGTGTTTGGGTCTGTACCATCAACAGGGATTGCTTCTCTAACAATCGCCTCAACACCGGAAGTAACACCCACAACGATCTGATTCAAAAAGGCAGACACGGTAATAGGGGTACCGAGATAGGTACTCTGCAACTTTACCGAGGTCGCATTGAAATCGTAATAGCTATTGCCTGGAATTACAATCGAACCTTGTTGGAATACGTGATCACCGAATTTCTTAATCTGATCTCTTAAGATAGTCTGGAGTTGGATGAGCTCTCTGGTTTGCACAGAGAACCCTGGCCGGAACATGATTTGTTGGAACCCTTTTTTATGATCGAAATCGTCGAAGTACGGCGAAATATTGTATGCTTTTTGTTGGGTGTTGCTCATATTAGAACTCTATTAGTGTTCGGAAAGATACCGACTGCATTTGGCCGTATGTGATTGGATCTGTTTTCTCTATTGTCAAAACAGTCCCGGATAGTTTATCTAGCAGCGGTTTGGTGATTGTCTGCGGCGTTAATACGTTGCTCAGAGAGTCCAATAACGTATTACCCGTTACCAATTCGCCGCCATCAATTGATGTTACGAGGATTGTGTTCGATGATGTACCCACAATCACATATCGGTTTCCGGCATTTGTTAACACCTTACCGACGGTAAAAATATTTATATCAAAAAATGCTGGCGATTCGGTCTCAAGAACATAACAAGCCGAAACGAATTGTCTATCAGCAGCAAGAGCATAGGTTGCGTAATCGGCAACAAAACTCACATCGGCTGCTTTGTAATAACGTGCTCCCGATACTATCTGATCACCTGGATCCAATGCTCTAACACGCAATCCAGCAAACGAGGCACCTACGATTTGTTCCTCAACAACAAACGATTTGGTTGTTCCTGTCGTTGGGAATTCGTTGTGGATGGTTGTTCCGATGGTGAAGTCCGCTACCAAACTCAATGGGATGGAGGTGACAAAATTTTCTTTAGTCACTTGGTTCCGTGGGTACGATCCCGAGTTGGTTGTCTTCGGATTCATTAGAATACCATACTGTCTTACTTGGTTTTCTAATGCGACACCCTCAATCTTTTCCCTAGATAGATTCTGGTAAATCATGAGCCTTGTGGCACCCAAATCAGATACTGGATCTCTTCCGAATCCTCTGATAGGTGAAAGATTGATGTGAGCAGTAAACCCAACACCACCGACCAATGGGGTATCAGTCACGTCGATACGCGCCCATGTGTAACCTTCACCACGATTGGTAACGGCCACAGAAGTAATTGCACCTGTCGTGATATTTCTTACGAACGATACCGTGGCACCAGTTCCATCACCCACAATAGCCATTGCTGTGTTTGTGGTGTATCCTGTTCCGCCTGTCAACACCTCGACGCTTTCAATCGTTCCTGGTTGCGTTAGCGTTTGGATCAACGCCTGGGAAGATCTAATGTCGCCCTTGGAAATGTTCGGGGAAATGATTGCAGTTCTTGTTGCTGATGGCGAAAGAATTGTTACTGTTGGTGATATGTAACCGTACCCTGGCTCGTGAATGATGGCAGATACAATCTTGCCATCAGCAACAACTGGTTCTATTACTGCACCGTGGCCTTGACCACTTGAACCAGTAACAACAATCGACGTCGAATTGGCGTCATATCCCTCACCGGCATCGATAATGGAAACCGAGTCAATTCCTCCATTAGAGAAGAATGATTCAGTCAACACATTAGACACCGGAATCCATTCAGCCGTTAGGAATCTATCTCTAAGAGCCAATGGAATTGTGTAGATGTATCTCCAAACATAACCATCACCTAGAGTGGCTGGATTTAGAGAAGTGTGTTGTGGTTCAATCGTTGAATTACCTACGCCGGCCTTAACACACAAATAGATGGAGAAGTTGGTGCTGTTGTAAACATAGCTACCCAATCCAGTCAATGTACTGTAAGGGACATAAACAGTACCGGACACATGATCAACACGAGGAATTACATAGCACGCATCTGAAGGCAATACTTCCTTGGCAGCAAATGTATTGTTTCTCGTCTTGTTCTCATAATCCAATGTTGGAGCTTCGATCGGAGACCCAACGTCAAATTCGGTTGTTTGAGAAAAGTAAAAGTAATATCTACTTGCCTTGGTGTAAATGCTCTGCAAGAAAGCATTTGCTGCGGATCTTCTGAGCGCGTTTAATGAAATTGCCATTGCGGATTATCCGAAGATTAGTGTCCATGTGATTGTCAACATATCGCTTGCGCCCTTTGGGATTGCGGCAAAAGTGGTTCTCGCAACCATTGCGCCACCAGTTGATGCCGTAAACAGTCCTGCTTCACCGATAGATGCAGTAACAACACCTGGGCCAAATACGGCGCTATATTCGATTGTTGCTGGGTTGGTTGTTACCGTGTCCGCAGCAGAAACTCTAGGTGTCAGCGGATCCATAAGAGCAGTTTGTGACGATGCAGCGGCCGTGACTGGTGTGTTGGTCCCAAGAGCGATGTGAGTAACTGTGTCTGCTGCGGTGCCTGCAAAGTTAGCGGCAATCAAATCCTTACCACCCTGAACAACCAAGTTGTTAATGTTTCGACGGGCCTTAACTCGACCGGTGATTGCATCTGTTAGAACGATGCTGACTTCGCCTCTTAGCGAAATCATGTCTTTAATGTTATCTGATGACATGTGATATTCCTTTGGTGTATTTATATTGTCCGTGTCTGGTAGTCGGCTGTTGTGTAGAACTCGTCAACAGTATATCCAGGAACCGTGTATTCTCCAGCTGCCCAGAAATCAATCACACCCGAATCAGTGAGTGTGACTGTATCAGTCATAATTTTACCGACGGTAATTACAAATGCCTCGGTAATTGTAACTGTATCCGTTAGAGTTCTATCTACATCTATCACTCTATTGAAAGTGTCGTATATGATGACGGGGTCGATGATGTCCAACGATCTATCGATATCAGACGACGAATCAACACCGATGGTATGTGTACCGAGTTTCTCATACTCACTGAACATAATCAATCCAGCAGGGTGTAGGATTTTTGTGGTTATGTCCTCATACAACTCTCGGCTAACTCTGGATTTGATTACGTACGAGAAGATTTGATAGAAGTAACTGTCCTGCAGTCGACTGTTATTAGACAGGAAACCGTCGGTGTTTTCGTAATATCCAGAGTATCTGTTAATTGAGTTTGCAATAAACTGAATGGATGCGCCATCAAACGTATGGGTAACTGGCCCCGAAGTGTATTCACCTGGGAAGGACAGGAACTCAATCCGCTTGATACCTTTGTTGTTATCCAATGCCGTCACACGAAAAGACAAAACACCAGCTGGGCTTGTGTATTCGTGAACCGAACCAAGACGGAAGTCCTCGCCTGGAGTTGTAACCTGATAGGCACTTAGGGTTGATGTGATCTCACCTTGTAAGGTGTATTCCAGAGTCACAGGATTGATAAGCGCAAATACTCTTGCACCCGGAACCACTGCCTGAGCAATGAAGTTGTCAACCTCGATCTCATAGACTGCTCCTGCTTTTTGGATGTAGCTCTTAACTACCAAGGCAACCGTAGATCCGGTTAAATCCTTCACCAACAGTTTCTTTCCGATCAGAGCATCACTGATAGTACCCGTAAGAATTCGCACGTAAACGGTGACCTTCTGTGCCCACTTACCCGAAGAAGGTCTGAACATGTTTTCCTTTGGGTATTTGAATTCGATCTCGGCACCAAACATAATTCGGAACAGGAATCTAAACGAATCCTCAGAACCCCTTGACACATAGAAGGCACGGGCATTTCTTACAAAATCGGCCATCCCCATGTAAGGGAAGACTGGCATATTGCTGGCAAAGGTCTTGTAGAATGCCTCGAGGTATTTGGCACCAACTTCGTCAATATCCTTGATAGACCCAATCGCCTGATATCCTTCTCTTGCCTGTTTTTGATACTGGTAATAGATATCAATGAACTTTTGAAATGTGGGGAACTCTTCCTGAAAGAACTCAGGAAGGCTATTCGCTGCCTTGACAGGTAGTTTCTCATCGCTGCTAACCAATAAAGGCGGCGCGCTATAGAATTGTAAGAGTGAGTTAACTATCATCTGCTAGAGGAGAATGTGTGTTTCTGTTTAACACCGCTTGCTGACTCTGTGTCCGCAATGATATTGACTTCAATAAGTTCTGGTGGGATAGAGATTAGATATTGTCTAATTGGAATCACGTCGTTTGAAAGTGGTGTACACATGACTTCAATCTCTTGGTCATATAGACCACGAATCAACACATCGATAATCTCAATCACACCTGTGGAGTAATTAACAGTTCCGATGGTCTTGTAGAATCTAGCTTCACCCAATGTGTTCTCTAGATACAAATCAATATTGCCTGCGCCATCGTCTTTGAAATAGCATCTATCGGATTCAGCACCGATATAGAAACGTGTACTCCAAATGGTTTCGCCCGTGTCCCTGTCTTGGTAGATAGGGTTTTCAAGTCTCACTGTGTACTTGGTTGTGATGTTGTAAACAGGTTGAATTACCTTACGAATCTTAATGGATGAGATATTGCTAATAATGGATGCATCTGAATTGTCGATTTCAGTGGACAATTGACTGAATCTAAACGAATTACCGAATCTATCCAAATCATCTCCGTATGAGAGGATGGTGTTTCTTACCAGGGTTGCGAGTTCACCTGGAGTTTTTCTTGAGAGGTTCTTGTTGTAATACACATTTGTTACAATCTGAAGTCTGAGAAACTCTGGATCAAGAAAGACTGGTGTGATTGTCGCAATATTCTTACCGGACGTTAGGTAAGAAATCATTTCCTGCTTTTCATCTGAGAGGAATGATTCTCTGTCCGTTGGCTTCGCGGTAATGAATACCTTACCGTATACTGGAGGAATGTTGTCCTGCCCACCCCAGATACTTAGAGACTCAATGTTGGTGAATCTTTCTCTAAGCAACACATCGTAATCTTCGGCTGACACGGCTCTGTTTTGTGCCACGTACATGCGAGGAGCGTTGAACTTGATTGATTCAAGTGTCTCTGCTTCGTCACCGCCTAGGGCAATTTGGCTCGTGTTGATTGTGTAGAACACATCAGATCTAAATCCAGATGAGTAAACAAATGATCGAGCACCGTTTGCCACGCTACCTGATGTCAACATGTACTCAAGGACGACAAGATTTCCGGTAGAGAGGGACGAACCCAATACACCGTTTCCGAAATAGACTTCGTACAAGGTATCTTCTCTTTGTTTGAGGAAGAACACGTTGTCTGTTGATTTGACATTAAGGATGTCGTCAACCTTTGTGTATTTTGTGTAACTCGAAGAGGAGGCGTTCTCCTGAACAAATACCTCAAGCGTGGATAGATCAACGTCCTTATTCGGAATGACGTATTTGATATTGTCAGCAACACCATATCTCTTAGACAACCCAGCGCCTTCAGCTACCGTAATGTCTTCGAACAGGAAATTGCCTAGGTTGTTTGTCGTCGTGTAATCGGTCATCGTTTGGAAATCAAACTCTCTATCACCGACGGTGGCTCTAAAGATTGTGCCCGATGGCAATGTTAGAACCGTTGGGTTCTCAGGAACACCACTGATATTGACAGAGAGAACAGATCTCGCAGCCTTAGCTGACTTTGGTGTGTAACCAATGGTTTTTGCCAAGGACACGGCGCTTGCGTATTTGCTAGCCGAATCCAAGAACATTTCGTTCACTGTCAAGTGATTGTAAAACGAATTGTAGAGGGTGTTGTATGCCAACAAATCTATCAATACCGATAGTGCACTTCCGTCAAAGTCGTAATCGGTAAAGACAGCTTGGGATCGGAAGAATTCCTTGATGTTTGCTTTTACAAGGTCAAAGTCCAACTCATCGGTTGTTATTTGATATTTTGCCATTAACGTGTTCTCTCTAACATTATGCCGACGTCGGCAATTCTTGTTGTATTTTTAATCAGAAAGGAAATCTTGATGTATACCGAATTGTTGTCATGGGAGGGGTTGACCACAACATCCATCAATGTGACTCTGGGCTCAAAGTTGGCGATTAATTGTGATATCGCCTCCCGCATTACAATTTCAAAACTATCCCCGAAGTTCTGAAACATTAACCCACGTACAGGTGAACTGATTTCGCTGTGGAATGGCCGCTCGTAAACGTTGGTTAATACCAGGGCCTTGATTGCAAACTTAATTGCCCTATCGTCTTTGCGTGTAATCACATCACCCGTAACAGGATGAGAAGAGAAAAGCGCATCGATATCTACATATTTTTTTGTGTCCATTGATATATTTATTAGTCTATATCAGACCCGATTGGGATCGGGATCGGATAGACTATTTTTGCCATCAAAGACGGACCAACCTTCAATTTAATGACATCGGTGATAGTAGATGTAGTGGCTGGAAGACTGTTGATTGTAGGGGCCGTAGAGAAAGCCGGGGACACATTGAACGGGGTTGTGAACACCGCTGGTTTGTTGACAGGGTTACTCTCAAAGCTATCTATATGAAAGGATGGATTGGCTATCTCTTCCTTCACAGATTCAATGGTGTTTGATGATCGTAGAGCCGTGATGAGTGCTGCCCGGAATGCTGGGTTCTCAGACAAGGCAAGGATCTGCAGGAGGATCATCATCCGAGTTTCTTTCTGGACTTGCTCTTGATTCGCCCTCACCACCTTCTGTAGTTTCTGAGCAACAATATCCAAGAATACACCTGAGAAGTTAGACATTCTGATCCCCTAGAATATCTGTTGGGTTTTCCATTTCAGTAATCACATCATCTAACTTACCAGTCTCGATGAGGAAGGTTCGATACATCGCTTTCTGTTCCTCAGTGATATTGATACTGTCAATGACTTCAGTTACCAGCGTTGCCATGACGGCACGTTCTTCTTTGTCAATCAGCTCGTGTATTTTGTTGGTGACGATATCCAAGGCAGACGCCATCGCATTGGCAACCAAGCTCTCAAATATCCCCAAGGATGGGTCGATGGTAACCTTACCAATCAGTCCGTTGTCTAAATAGATTTCGTAGCCAGCTAGAGAAACAAAGGCAAGCGGCGCATCCAATGGTCGGATACTAAAGGTGCCGAATCGAGTGTAGACATACGAATAGAGATCAGTCTCTTCTGATCGTTCCAAGGCGATCTCGTATGTTCCAGATTCTAAATATTGTTTTGATATTGTTGTCATAGTAATCCAGACACAATGTTATTAAGGGGACAGGAGGGCATGATATAAAACGGCGACAATTTGAAATACACACGGTTGGTGGTTGTCATTCCAATCTTCTCGATGTACACTGAATCCTGGACACCGGCGGTCATGGTTCTCGCAATTGTATATCGATCTCTTTGCTGCCGATAAATCAATTCACCTGCTGCCGTGATATAAGCAAACAACACATCTGATTGAGTTGTGAATTGTGGTCTTTTGTCATCCCTTGTTAATCTTGGCGATCTAGTGTTTGGATAAACCGTTGTGGTATAATCTTGTATCACACTATCAAACCAATATAGGTAAGAAGTACCCGCAATATCGTAACAGATAATCACGTTCATATTCTGATCGAATGTCATATCAATAGATATCACGTTCGCCAACTCGGTTAGGATATCATATCCTTCGATACCATCCCGCTCAATGGATATTGCGTTATTTGTATATCGTGCCCGCCAGGTGTATGCGATATTTCCTTCAGATGTATCTTGCAGGTCGACACCTCCCCTCTCGTAAACCAGGTGAGGTAGAAACGTTATGTTATCTGGGTTGAGAAAGGTTGAGGGTTGCGGTTCAGCTGATACCACATCTTGTGGAAGGGGCATTATCTTCTAGCCCACGAAACGCCGTAATCAAACCTGAACGTTTTAGTTATATCTTTTGGGATAGTCGGTGAGAAACCAACTTGATAAACACCTACACCGTTTGTATAAAACGATATTGATTGGATGCCACCACCAAAGTTTGCAGAACCCAAAGCAAACTCAGCGTATCCTTTTCTAGTCAGAGAGTTGTTTTCGTATGCAATCGCGGTGTTTGACCCGGCACCTGTGGTTCCAGAGGGGGATCCAGTAACCAACGCCGATATTGGTCCAGCATACGCCGAAGAATTGGGTGAAGACGGCGATGCCGTAATCGGTGTAGTAGCTGGTGGTGACCAATAAGCTGCCACAGTCGCCTGCATTGGCCGGATAGTGCAAGTATAAGAAGTTCCCGCCAACGTGATGCTGGTAACAACGTCTGATGTTGGTACATAACATCTGAGTTCGTAAGTAACGTCTAAGAATTCATTTGATAGGATGGTAATTGTTGTTGGGAACCCACCAGAATCCAATATCAATGCGCGGCTGAAACAATAGCTGGTGCCGACATCAAGCCAACCAATACCAACCTCAGATAAGTTACCTGCAGCAACACCTGCATCGAATCTATATGTCCGCAATGTGCTTCCATAATAAGGAGCCGTTGTGGCGGCCGACTGGGTGCTAACTGTGACCGTAGTAGTAACCGCAATTTGAGTTTGTAGAATGGTATCAGATACCGTTGGTGGGTTAGCACCTGATCCAACCATACATCTAGCAAGAACGCCTTTGGTTCCAAATGCATTCAAGCCGTTGTCTGTAATTAAGTTGGGGAACCAATCTGCTACGACACGCCGCTCTAGGGTATCTTTATCTACGGCTTCTATTTTATAAAAGCCTGACATGCTTGGTTTGAGATCAATTTTAGGTGAGGAAGAGTGCATATAAATGTCCTGTTGAATCAATTGCTTCTGTTTCGATATCATATGTTATGTAACCAACAATGAGTGGGAACGACATCGTGTATAGGTGGGGTATTGGGTCAATTGCTTCTGTCAACATTGTGTAATTGGCATACAATACGGATATTGGAAATGTCATTGTGTACAGTTGAGGTGTTGGGTCAATCGCCTCAACTGGCAATGTTTTTGTTGTGTAAATGTACTCAAATGGGAACGATGCTGAATAAAAAGAAGGGCTCGAATCGATCGATTCGATAAGGGTGGGTGATCCGAGGCGACCACCATATACCTGAGGTGTTGAATTGATAGACTCGACAAGCAATGCTGGATAAGGTCTGCTTGTTTGGCTGTGGTCAATTACCATCAACGTGTGGTAATTCTTTACTATCGCGACGACATCATCTTCGTATTTTATTAGGTAGCATGAAGCACACCCAATATCATTATCACCTGAGAATTCAATAGATGTCTGAGCATCCGGTGGAATATCAACTGGTGGGAAATACGCTGAGTACCCCGGTGTATCGAATATGGTTGATGATGGGTTGTATAATTCCTCAGACACTTTTACCAAGTCACCTGAGGTATCCAATTTAACAATCGCCGACACATCTGATTCAGTGTTCCTTGCATCCAAATCAGCGAACATATTCAAGAGATCTGTATTAACAGGTTCGTGATATGGGTTGTTGTGACGAATGAACGCTAGGTTCAACCTACTGAGGGCCTGCGTAATA